CCCGCCGCACCGGCAATGGGAACTTCCTGACCGTGAAGGGTGCCCGGGAGAACAACCTGCGCAACATTGATGTCCGGTTCCCGTTGGGGGAGTTCGTCTGTGTGACCGGCATTTCCGGTTCTGGCAAGTCCAGCCTGATCAACGAGATCCTGTACAAGACGCTGGCCTGTGAGCTGAACGGTGCCCGCAGCCGTGCGGGCAAGTGCGACGGGGTGGAGGGTCTTGAGTTTGTGGATAAGGTCATTGGCATCGACCAGCAACCCATCGGCCGCACGCCCCGCTCCAACCCGGCCACCTATACCGGCGTGTTCAACGATATCCGAGCCGTCTTTGCCGAGACCCAGGATGCAAAGATGCGCGGCTATGGCCCGGGAAGGTTCAGCTTCAATGTCAAGGGCGGCCGCTGTGAGGCCTGCGAGGGCAACGGCATCCTGCAGATCGAGATGCACTTCCTGCCGGATGTCTATGTGCCCTGCGAGGTATGCAAGGGCGCGCGCTATAACCGCGAGACGCTGGAGGTAAAGTATAAGGAAAAGACCATCTCCGACGTGCTGAACATGACTGTGGAGGAGGCGGTGGTGTTCTTTGCCAACCAGCCCAAGATCGCCCGCAAGCTGCAGACCCTGCTGGATGTGGGCCTTGGCTATGTGACCCTTGGCCAGAGTGCCACCACTCTGTCCGGCGGCGAAGCCCAGCGTGTCAAGCTGGCCAATGAGCTGGCCCGCCGCAGCACCGGCAAGACGGTGTATATCCTCGATGAGCCCACCACCGGCCTGCACATCGCGGACGTGCATCGCCTGATCGAGGTACTGCAGAAGCTGGTGGATGCGGGCAACACAGTCATTGTCATCGAGCATAACCTGGATCTCATCAAGTGTGCCGACCACATCATTGACCTTGGCCCTGAAGGCGGCAGCGCCGGCGGCCTGGTGATTGCCGAGGGTACGCCCGAGCAGGTGGCCGAGGTGCCCGGCAGCTTTACCGGCCAGTACCTTAAGCCCCTGCTGGAAAAGGACAGGCAGCTGCGGGCCGCAGAAGCGGAAACTGGCGTAAAAGCAAAAAAGTAAAGCGGCGCTCATACGACGAAAATCATACTTTTCTTGAAAAAATCAGAAAAAGATGCAGAAAAGTGTTGACAAAACCCGGAAAGATGCGTATAATATCTTTTGTCGCCAATGCTTCGGTAGGGAGGCAGAGGACGATATCCGGGTGTAGCGCAGTTTTGGTAGCGCGCTTGAATGGGGTTCAAGAGGCCGTGAGTTCGATTCTCGCCACTCGGACCAGATGATTCCCAGTCGAACAATTGTTCGACTGGGAATTTTTTTGTTTTTCGGAAGCAGACGCTTCGGAAAGATTAAAATAAATAAGCATTTCCGTGTCTGTGATCTCGATGCGATTTACAAAGGTATCAATGATCCTGCGGTTATAATCCTCGGTACGTTCATTAGGAGAGATAAGGAACTGCTCCAATAGGAAGAGGATGCGCTCACGATCCAGAACGGGTGGATGAACTTCTTTCAGGGATTCTAATTGATAGTTGAGGGTGCTTTCCTGCTGCTCCAAGTCAGCAAGGCGGGCGGACAGACGAGAGCTGGCAGTACCGTTTTCAATGGATTCAATGATATTGTTGATTTTTCGGCGCACATCAGCCAGGTTTTGCTCTAACATTGCACGCTCTGGATCGGGCTGGTTGACATCTGCCTGCTGTGCAGCGGCAATAGCGTCGGCCAGATCTTCAAGAGTGTCTGGACGAAGGATATTTTCACAGATGGCATTGACCACAAGATTCTCGGCAACATCTTTTGGGATGTTTTTCTTTTTGCAGGTACCGCCATCAGCTTTATTCCCGCAAGCATAGTAATAGTAAACATCGTTGCGGCAGTTGTGGCCGGAGATGCCCCGCATCAGACTGTGGCAGCAACCGCAGAAAAGCTTGCCAGAGAGCAAGTAATCAGCATGGGAACTATGTGGTGCACGGTGCTGTTTATTGAGCGTGAGCATTTTCTGCGCCCTCTTCCATAAATCATCGTCGATGATGGCGGGGATTGCCCCATCAATACGGACATCGTAGGCTTTGCAGATATAGACACCATGATAGGCTTCATTTTGGATGATGCGAGGAATGCTGCATTTGTTGAAAGAATTGCCCTTACTGGTACGGAGCCCGGCAGCGTTCAGCTGATCCACGATGGAAGCGCTGCTCTCTCCGGCCGCATAATGCTCAAAGATGAACCGGATAGTGGGGGCATTTTTCTCGTCAATAATAAAACGCTTGTGTTCATCTGTGGTAAGCCCCAGGGGGCGGTTAGGATTGATTGCCTTCCCCTTGAGTGCGGATTCCCGCATACCACGCCGCATCTTTTGAGCCAGCTCAGCGGAATAGTATTCGGCCAGGGATTCCATCAGACCTTCCAGAATAATGCCCTCTGGTCCTTCCACAGAGCTTTCGGCTGCATAAAGAATACGAACTCCGTTATCTCGCAGCTTCTTTTTGTAGACCGCACTATCATAGCGATTGCGGGCAAAACGGTCTGTTTTCCAGCAGATCACGAGATCGAACAGATGTTTGCTGCTATCTGCGATCATCTGCTGAAAAGCCAGCCTGGATTCAACACCACGGCCCGAAATGTGCCGGTCAATGTATTCATGCACGATTGTCAAGCCATGCTGCCGGGCGTAGGCTTCGCAGTCCCGGCGCTGGCCCTCGATGCTCTGCTCGGTCTGCTGGGAACCGCCGCTGTAACGGTAGTAGGCAACCAGACGGTTCCCGGGAGATACCTTCTTTTTTCTTGCCATGATTGCTCCTTGTGCGCTGAGCAGGATCATGGTACAATGAAATTGCTCAGCAGGCGTGTTTTCTTATCCTATGATTATTCTCCGACAGACAGATTCCCCATCTGGCCCCGGCCGCTTTCATCGTACAGAGCGGCCGGGGATTCTTATGCAAGAGATTGTGCGGAGCGTGAGTTGACGAAAAGACAAAGAAAATTTGATAAAAAAGTCAAAAATAATGGTTGCGTGGACAACAGAGACGGCTTTACAAGGGAGCCGAAATTGCATATAATAGAGATGCAAAGGAGCTTTGCACTTTCAAAAAGCAAAAGGGAGGTCTTTTTGATGGCGACAAAGAGCATCACTAAAAATGTGGTGATTCGTTCAAAACCGCTTGCACGGAATTTTGTACGAGCACTGGAGAATGCCGAAGGGAAAAGTAGCAAGACCGTTGTTGTGGATAAGACTGTCCACGAGATCAAGGGTGACGCGCTGCGCGAAATGTTTAAGAAGCAATGACAGGATACGGACTTGTAAACCTGAAAGAAATGATCGAAGAAGTTGGAGAGGACCGCGTAAAAGAGATCCTCTCCGCTTTTTCGTGTCCGCTGAATAAGGATGTAGAGTTCTTTTTGCACAATAAGGCAATCGAGTTTGCGAAGCAGGGGATTGCCCAGACGCAGCTGGTCTTCACCTCTTACAAGGGTGAGCCGGTTCTGGTGGGGTATTTCACGCTGTCCAACAAGGTGCTTGAAATTCCTAGAAAGAACGTGAGCAAGACAACGGCGAAAAAGGTCAGCCGCTTTGCTATGGAGCGGGATTTCCATTACTCAATGACGGACAACTATATGATCTCGGCCCCGCTGATCGGTCAGTTGGGCAAGAACTTTGCGAACGAATACAACAAGCTGATTTCCGGCGATGTGCTGCTGAAGCTGGCAACGGATAAAGTCCATGCCATCCAGTCCGTGCTGGGAGGCAAGTTTGTTTACCTGGAATGCGAGGATAAAGACAGCCTGATAAACTTTTATTCTGAAAATGGCTTTGTGGCTTTCGGAAAGCGGAACCTTGACCGTGATGAACGGGATCGGCAGTCCGGCCAGTATTTGGTGCAGCTGCTGAAGTACTTAGGATGATCTTCACGCCCCCACCGGCTGAGCCCGGCGGGGGAATTGTTTTGCCCCGCTGGTGATGTAAACTTGCAGATAGAACAAACAAATGATACAATAAAGTCAGGTAAGTTCACGGATAGCGCTTACAATAGAAGCGGCATTCCAGCCAACTACTTTAGAAGCTTTTGCTCTGAGATCAACCGGAATATAACTGCTGCCCCAAGGCATAATAACAATAATAGGCTTTCCCATTCTGAGGGCTTCATCTACTTCATATTTCATCCAGTCGTGGTAGAGTGTGTACATACCGCCGATAACAAGGACAACTTGTGCTCTTTGAATTTTGGCAGTGATGGCTTGTGCGATTTCGTGATAGGATGCGTGAGGACTGGACAGCGCCAGCGGCTTTTCTTTTGGTGCAGAGTAGTTGTAATAAGAAAACCAAGGAGAAGCATCCAAGAGATTTACAAGTCGGTTATATTCATCGCCGTATCTCCATGCGTGGCTGATAAAAATGCGATAATCGTACAAAGCAGGCACCTTAAACATCCTTTCTTGTTTTGGAGGTTAATATGAAATTTCAAAAAAAACCGGTCATTATTGATGCGTACCAGACTGACAAAGATGTGTATATTGAGACGCTGGAGGGTGTGATGCATGCCTCACCGGGGGATTGGATCATTACCGGAGTCAACGGAGAAAAGTATCCCTGCAAACCGGACATTTTTAAAAAGACTTACGAAGCGGTTCCCGACTGAGTTTTGCTCTTATCTGTGACAGGCTTTGCATTGGAAGATTTCCATTTGCTGCCTTCAGAGGAAAGCAAATTTTCGATGTTGTGAACGAACAACTGCTCTTTTGTTTCATCCGTTCCGTAAGGAAAAGCATTCATCAGATAGAGGCTTTTTTCGTGCTTCAAGGCCTCACAAGCGGCACGATATTCGATCCAGTTTTCATGGTAGCGATAAAGACGCTCGATTCCCTCGATGATGGCGATTGCAGCACCTAGCACACCTACCATGAAAGCAACTTGGGAACATCCAACAGTATAACTGGAAAGCAGCGGAATCGCTGCGGCAATAACAAGCTCGGTCAGTTGCAAGCACTTATAGCGCTTTTGTGCATTCTGAGATTTTTTATCGTACCAGTTGATCTGATCATCCAGACGGTTTGTGATATAACTGTTAATGTCACCTGGCTCAATTTCCGGAGGCGTATAATCCGGTACTTTTTGTTTGCTCGTAAACATATTTTATAGCCTCTTTTCTAACCCTGACAAGTTTTTGTCAGGGTTATTTTTTATGCTTCATTTCTATCCACGCCCACCGGCCAGCCCGGCGGGGGGATTGTTTTGCCCCGCTGGTGTTACAGCACCGGTGGGGTTATTTTTTATCAGCATTTGCGACAAAGTCGTCGATAAAACCCGTCAGGTGGAATTCGTTGACCAGTCCGGCAAGGTCACGGCGGTCTCTGCTCCAGTTATAAGGGGAGAGATAGCCATGCGACAGGCCGTAGCTGCCGAGACCGAGAAGCAACTGCAGAAGCCGGATACCTTGATCCGAAAGATTGACGGGCGGTTTGGAAAAAACAAGGCTGTAAAAACGCTGTGTTGCGGATTTGTAAAGGACCTCCCAGGTGTCCTTATAGGGATCATTACCGCACCGATCAAGAAGAAGGGACTTTTGACACAACCCCGAAACGACATCGTTCCGGAGCAGGACACCGTAGTCTGAAGCCGGGTCAAAAGACTGAACGGTCGAACAAATCTCCTGAAAGGCAATCCGGACCTGAATGCCGTAAACCTTCCGCCCCGTCCAGTCGGCGGCAAACAGAAAAAGAATGATACCGGGATACAGAAGGGCTGCAAACAAACCGTTTCCGGAGTCCGGGTCATAAACGGAAAAAAGGAAAAGCCAGAGGATGATCCAGACGCTCCCGGCCATAATGCGAAGAAGAGAAAGAAAGTGCTTCGTCTTTTGCGATTCCCGTACTTTGGATGGATCCATTACATTCACCTCGTTGGAATTTGATTCCAGCATAGAGGACTAAAAGTTTCCTGACCAGTGGCAAAATAACCAAAAATAAGGCGTAAAAATTGTTTTGTTGCTTCCGCAACATAAAAAGGCTCTTGTGCAGCACTGCACAGGAGCCTTTTTGCTTAGCGGTGTCGCAGAGCGTGACGAAAAAATACTACTGATTCATTGCCTTCTTGCGGATAGAGATATTTGAATCAATTCGATTTTCCTCCAGCTTCTCTGCCTTTTCGACATTCGCGGTTAGATTGGCCACAAAGCGTTCCACAGCCCGTTTATCAGAATCAGACAGTTCCAAATAGGTTTCCAGAAGCTGGCGGCCATACAGTCCGAGATCATATTTGTCGGAAAGCTGTTCAATCAAATCCATATTCTTCTGACTGAACATAGAGCCAGTGCCATACCGCAGCCATTCTTCATTGACATCAAATTCACGACAGATTAAAAGAACGATGTTGTCAGCCATTGCATTAACACCGCTCTCATAACGGGAAATAGCGGAACCAGTTAAAGAGAGTTTGGCACCAAAGTCTACCTGATTTAGCTTCAATGCTTTACGAAGCTGTTTAAGTCGTTCGTTCATGGGTGTTCACCTCCTTGCAAATATAGTACGCCGAAATCTTACCGTTGTCAAGAAAAATGCTTGACAATATTGCCAATGGAAACTATAATAATACCAACGGAAAGATTTTACTTGCCGTTAGGAGGTGTAGCAAGATGATGCAATCAACCGAAACCACCCGGATGGTAGAACTGCTGACGACAGCAACAAAGTTGCCGGAACCAATGCAGGCGCTGGCGCTGGGTTACGCAAAGGGACTGGCGGATGCCGAAAAGCTTCGTGCTCAGCCCACCGACCCAAAGAAGAGCGCATGAAAAAGCCCCGGCGGGGAGCCGGGGACAGAGAGATGAAAGGAGAAAATAACGTGACGGTAAAGATTACAGGTAACCCCAAAGAAATTGCCGCCCTTGTATTAGCGGTACAGGAGCGGCAGATTCGGGATGGATTTATTGGAAAGCGTCCGATTGAGGATGATGGAATCAAGGATTGTGCAATGACGGCAGGTTTGTCAGAAAAGAGTTTCGGGTGATGTGATCCACTGTGCCCCGATATCCTGAATAACAAGGATATCGCATTCTTCACTGACGGTTTGATTGATCTGGGCATAGTGCTGAACCCCGGCAACGGAACGGGTCAGGAATCGCAGATAATTGATGGATTCCTGAAGCGGAAAGGCATTGCGCTCCACCGGAAACATGTCGGTCAGCTTTATCAGTATCTCTGATTCACCGGAAAATGCGAGACAGTTTCCATTTTCATTGGTTAATTCCGTAATGGCTTCAGACACCAATGAAGTGGATAAGACGATGCGATTGCCGTTACTTATAGCAGCACCGATCAGAACAACATTCCGTTTTCCGGCAATGGCCAGAAGCTCCTGCTTGAGCAGCCGGAGTTCATCTTCGATGGAAAGAGATTCATTCAACTGCGAAAGACATCGTTTGATGGTACAGGACGTACGGGTCTGATTTTCCAGTCCGGATGCGCCGGTATAGGTGATTCCGTGGCCGGATTTTGTGAGGAAGATTTTTTGCTCATGATCAGTGAGAACAAAAGATTCTGTTGAATTTGTTTGTTCATCGGAAATTGTGGTCGTTAATCTTCGATCTGCGGACATTACAATTCCATACGGATTGGACAAAACGATAGCCAGTGACATTGTCTGAGTAGCCTCCTTTTGATTTTGAGTATAGCACAGAGGAGAAGAACGGACAAGAACGCATGAAAAAGCCCCGGCGGGGAGCCGGGGGAGGAAGGGAGATGAAGAGGTGGCGGCTGAGGAAATATGCTTGATCATGAGCACGACTGCGATACTGGTGAGCTCAATTGGCAGTTTTCTTTTTACGAAAGGATTCATCAAGAGAAAGGCGCGCATGAGAAAAATCGGAGTGTTCGTTGAGGTAATTGCTGTTATTGTGGCACTTTTGAACGCATTGTGGTACTTAATTCTTCTTGCATGGCGTGCATCGCAGTAACCTGAGCATGAACCATTTCAGCGGCGAGAGCTTCTGATTTGGGGTCGGACTGATAGCAAACAAGAGATTTTCCATAAGCGCTGATAGCATCCTGAGTTTTTTGGCCGGAAAAAAGGACGGCATAGGTACAAGCCGTGTTCAGCTTCATGGCATTTTCCGCAGAAGGATTGGCCATAAAATCGGATGCAGAACGAAGAAATGTGTGGTAGGCTTCCGTTTTGGCATTGAAAAAGAGCTTTTCAGATTCCAAATCATGGGTAGCCTGCACAGTGTATTTTGTTAGCTGATTTGTAGAGTACAAGTCAAATGCTGAAATAATGCACGATGCGATGGCCGCAAGTGCGGTAAAAATGGAGATTATCAAAAAAACACATCCTTTCTGGTTGGATTGTACCACCAGAGGGAGAACCGGACAAGAGCACATGAAAAAAGCCCCGGCGGGGAGCCGGGGACAGAGAGATGAAGGGGGGGTGAAGAGGTGGCAGACAACAAAAAGCCCTGCGCTCCGGTGGAAGCGGAGAGCAGGGAATACGATGTGACATTTCGGGAAATAGACCCGCTGTGTGCCGCACTGGACGAACTTTGCATGGCGTTGAATTGCTGGTATGCTGCAATGAACAGCCCGTGGCAGCGGGAAGATCAAACATACCGCAAGATGTTGGCAAAGAAAACCAAGACAGCATTGAAGCGGATTATTCAGAACGAGGGTGAATCGGCTGATGAAGTGTCTGACAAGAGGTGCTGTAAATCGATTGAGGATCCCGATAGAAGTTGATTTCTCCATCAATGAACATTTCTCGGATGGCTTTCAGACACCAGTTACAAGTAGGGCAATCGTGGTAACCGCCACAACCGCCCGGATAACTAAAGAAAGGCTCAGGGGAATCCGGTGATTGAAGAATAACAATGGAAGCGTGATAAGGTTCCTGCTCGTAAGAAAAGCACTGGGGACAGCCGATGCGAAAATCAATTCGATAGGACATTGTATTCACCTCCTTTCTGCTTGAAAGCTTAACATGATTCTGCTGAGAGCACAAGGAATGGTGAACAAGAGTACATGAAAAAGCCCAGGCTGGGAGCCGGGGGAAATGGAGAAATTATGAAGTACGAAGAAATTATGGCGTGCATCCAGGATATCAACGGCCCTTGGAGCAACGCGGCCTGCATGGGCTACTGCTTGATCGCAATGCGCCGGGCGGGGCTGAGGCCTACGGTACAGCGCCGGGTGCTGCGGGTGCTGGAAGGGGTGTTCGACGATGTGAGTGTGGAGAAGGCCGAGAAGACCGGATATGCCAATAAGGAGGAGTAAGGAGTGGACCGTTATATGATCGTGATCCCGGCGAAGAATCGGGCATTCAACATGAAGTGTGATGATGGTGACAGCATGAAGCTGGAGACCCTGCAGAAGCTGGTGGGCGGGCCGATCGAGCCGGTGAACAGCGTTCTGAGCGCCGAGTGGGCGCGGGAGAAGGACGTGGACGGCATTCTGCTGCTGGTGAATGAGGAAGGGCTGATGAAGGAGCGCCCCCTGACGAACCAGCGCGCCAGTGAGATGACGGCGGCAGAGCTGGTGGGCCCGGCAGTCGTGGCTGCAAAGCGCGGCGAGGAGCTGATCGGCTTTGCAAAGCCTGTGGTGGAGACCATCTGTGCCGAGTGGCTGTGAGCCGGAGAAGAGAAGATGAAGAGACGGAGAGCAGAGCTGACAGGCTGCGGAATACCTACGCTGGACGTGCGGACGATACCACAGTACGAGCGGCAGAACGTAGCGCAGATCGTTTTTGACGCGGTGCAACGCGAGTTCCAGCGGCCGGAAGTCCGGGAGGATTATGAACGCTGGAAGGAAGAAAGAAGAAAAAGGCCCGCCGGTGCTGGAACACCGACGAGCCAACCAGGGTGATGGTTTGACAACACATCACCAGAAGTTTAACACAGAGTTTGAGGATTTGCAAATGAAAAAGATCACGGGCAGCGTGCTGAGCGCCGGTGCCATTGTGCTGGGACTGGCTGCCGTAGGCTGCGGCGGGGCCATTGAGAACGCGGCCAACGGTTGGGCAATGCTGGGCTACACGCTGCTGGCCATCGTGCTGGGGTGTGCAGCCCTGGCGCTGGCCGGGCTGGGCCTGGTGGCAGAGCAGCGGAAGGAGCCGCAGAAGATCCACAAGGTGCCGGAGAACACGGTGAAGAAAGCCGTCTGCGGCAGAAAGGTGGGGTAAGGATGGTACGGATTGAAATTAAAAAGAAAAGCAAGGGCCAGATGCTGCTTGTCATAGTAGCAGAGCATGAGACAGTTGACGAGGTGGTAATGTGCGCTGCCCGGTGCTTTGTGGGCGTGGCGCGGAAAATCTGCGGTGCTGAATCGACATCGAAGGAGTTTGCGGAAGAAGCGGCGAACCTTATCAAAGACCTGCTGATGGATACGGAAGGCTTTAAGGTAACGGAAGGGTACGAGGGCAAAGAGGCAAGATTTATTGCAGCGCTGAACGGTATGAATGCGGGGAAACAGAAATGACGCTGGAAGAGTACAAGAACATTTTGATTACCGGGACACCGAGTGACCGGGCGCGGGCCATTGCCGAGGCCGGGAACGACAGGAGCCTGACCGACGAGGAATTCCACGAGCTGACGGCCATGATCAAGGGCGTTGTGCGGCCCGGGCGGCGGAAGATGACCCCGGACGAGGCAAAGCTCTGGGCGGAGGTGAGCCGGATCAACACCCGGTTGAAGGACGAGATGGTGAACGCGGGCTTTGCCGTGCGTGCCCTGCCCGGCGACCTGCAGGAGGATGCAATCAACGTTCTTTCCCGCACGGTGAGCGGGATGCTGGGCGACCTGACCGCCATGATGGCCGAGACCGGGGAACCCTGATGGATAAGACCCAGTGTGTACATGTGTTTGAGATCACCCGGAGCCGGTGCCTGACCTGTGCAGGCCGGAACCGGGCGTGCGGGGAATATGAAGAACGGAGAAATTACCATGAAAACAAAGATGAGCCTTTCGGCAGAGATGGACCTGACCCAGGACAGCGTGGTGCAGCTGACCTGCTGGTGCGGGCAGATTGCCTTACATGAGCTGTGGGGGCTGGGCCGCACCCGGCTTGACCGGATCACCAGACGGAAGGAGCTGCTGGGCAGCCAGAGCCTGGCTGTGGTGATGCAGCCGGACAAGAACGGGATGCCCCAGACGGAGAAGGCCCGGCGGCTGCGGGCGGAGGCGATCCCCAAGGGCGCGCCGACGGAATTCCGGGTGCCTGCTTTGCGGACACCCCGCACTCGGCGGGAGCAGCAGCTGAAAATGGTGGGCGACCGGGCGGCGACCATGGCCTGGCAGCTGATGGCGCTGGCCTGTGTGCAGGAGCTGGGGTTTGGAGCCGAACGGCTGAACCGGCTGTATGCAGAGATGCGCCACAACTACGAGCAGCTGAATGAGTGGGGCAAGACGGACGGGCTGGATGTGGCCATGGAAAAGCTGCGGCGCTGCGCCTGCGATGCCTTGCAGACTGAGGACATCGTGGTGGAGAACGTGGACGATGAAAAGACAGTGCAGACCCTGAGCCGAAGCTATAAGGAGCAGGAAACGGAATTTCTGAAGCGGGCTGTGATGATGGCATCGGGCCGCAAGGCCTGCCGCCAGAGCCTGAATGTGCTGAACGAAGAGAGTGTCCGGCAGAAATGTGCGGATGCCATGGCAGCGGCCATGGCTCCGGCGGGAAGGAGAAGATTATAAGATGCAGAGCGGATGCAGATGGGTGTACACCCTGATGGACTGGGACACCGGCGAGGTGGTGGCCAAGGGCACCAGCGTGGAGCTGGTGGAGCAGGGATATTTTCCCGATGTGAACAAGCTGAGCAGCGTTTGGAATAATCTGGAAAAATGCAAGAACCCCAGCCCGAAGAGCTACCGGTGGAAGATGGAGCGGAAGAGCACCAAGGACGACCGGGTGGAGAGGGCCCGAGCAGAAGGCCTGAGTGCGGACGAGCGGGCCGAGACCCGGATGGTGCGGGTGTACAGCTGCTACGGTGCGGACGGCACCCTGCTGGGCAAGGGCACGGCGGCAGAGCTGAAGGACAAGGGATTGTTTGGCAGCGAGGGCACAGTGCACGAGTGCTACCGCAAGCGGGGCGGCGTGTACAAGCCCGGCGGCGTTACGCGGATGGAGATGGAGCTGTGCCAGAAACGGATCCGGCACCCCATGAAGCTGCCGGATCAGCCGGCAAAGGTGAAGCGCAAGCCCATTGGCGGCGTGATCGACCCCAGCGCCCTGGCCTACGACGTGCATGACCTGATGATCTACAACGCTCAGGCCCGGAAAATTGGAAAGCCGGAGCTGACCTACGGATACTGGGCGGAAAAAGGAAAGCCCGCCACGCCTTAAACACCTTAATCTATTATGAAGAGCAACGGATACGATGGACCTGACACGTCCACCGTATCCGTTACGTTTCATAATACCTTTATAAAGAAAGAGGGGGAAGGGCCCTCTTTGGGGAGCTAGTATACCCGTTATTTCTGTGACGGTGGGGTCACGGGAAAGAGACTATCAGCAGAAAGTGAAAGCCAGCAGGAGGGCACCGGGATGCGCTGTAACTACATCCGAGAGAAAAAATACCAGTGCGGGGATGACTACATGGCAGTCGGAGTGTTCTCCATCATCCCCCAGGAACACCGGGGCCGGGGCAAGAAGCGGAAGGAATCCAGCGAGGGGCAGAAGGCGAAGAACAAAATGGATTCCCTGCGCAAGCGCCAGAGAAAGGCGCTGACCAATTTCAGTCCGGCGGGAATGTTCCTGACCGGTACATACGAGGATCCATTTCTGCCGGAGGACATTCTGGCCTGCCGGAGAGACGTAGAGAACTACAAGCGGCGGGTGATGGCGGCCACCTGCAAGCGGTTCGGGGCAAGGCGGGAGGACATCCGCCTGATGCTGGTGGCGGTGCGCAAGGGAGAAGCAGGACGGCTGC